GGTGAGCTTTCCTTTTGCCCCACTTAATTCAGTCTTGCGCTTCTTAGTGTTAACAGTAACTACGATCTTGTTTTGAGTTACCTTTGCTTGAATTGCATCTAATAGCTGTCCCGTGCCTGTTAGGTTAGACTCTGCTGGTGATGTGTCACTGCTAAGATTAGTTGAGTATCTTGTTCTGCTTCTAATTGTGGATGGTTTGAGTGACGGTAAACTGCCTGTTAAGCCGCCACCTAGTCTTGTTCGTGCCTTAACTAATTCAGGAATTAATACAGCAAACTCTTTAAGCACCCTTCTAATAGCGATTCTTTGAGCTAGCTTTAAACTGATTACTTTCTTTTCTAGTAGTTCATTCGCCATCGTCAAACTCGATGTCACCAAATATATCTCTGGCACTCTGTCTGGCAGTTGCTTCAATGTCTGCGTTAGTTATCTCTGGCCTTTCATTATCAACTTTATCTATAAATGACTCTAAAATGATCGCATCAATACCCAAAAAGTCGCGCTTCTTACCTGGTATAGGTGAGCTTTGACCATAAGTGCCTTTGATGTTTCCTTCAGCTTTACCATTTAAATCAACATCATCTTTTGGAAACCCAATCGTGATGCTGCCTGTTGTGCTTTCTAATAAAGTAATAGAAGACAAAAGATCGCCACTATCGGTTAAGTCAACGTCATCGACTCCAACACCTTTAAGCTCTGCATAGTCTTTATTGTACTTAGGCATCTTGTCTTCGTTCTTGTCGCGCCCTTCTATTGAGCGTTCTTGAATATAAAGAATAATGTCGATAGCAAGCTCTCTTCGCTGTGTAGCGTTTAAACTGCTAGGAACATTAATCTTGGTTTTCATTTGCATTAGACAAGCACTCTATTAGCTAAAACCTCTGCAACCATCTCATCAGTATGATCAGGGTGCAGTGCTCTAACAGCTTGATCCATTGTCATTGTGCCTAAATCAATCTCTGCTTTAACATCAGCAATCTCTGAAGATCTCGATTGCATAGGCTCAGGCTTATCAAACTCAACTTTAATCATGAGGTCTTTATTGTCTGGGATCTGTCCAGGGACTAATGATGGTTGAACCATTCCAGTTTTAATCCAGTAGTTGTGAATCTTAGGCAGCTTATTATTCCATAGCTCCTCTTCATCCATTCTGAACCAGTCCATTGATTTACGCTTAACCTCGTAAACATCCATCTCATCAATGATCTTAGATACACCTGATGCCATGTTGCCAGCGTCCATATTGCCGACTGAGCCAATACGAATACCCTTAGTTTCTAGCCATAGTACGAAAACAGTAGTTACAAATTGAATAACCTTGTCTGTGTCTGCCTCTGGTTTAATTGTTCCGATAGATGGTGTCTTTTCACTTTGAGGGTCTGACTTTAGGTTCCAAAATACGTTCGGTGACATTTTGAGATTTTCAGCAAGAACATCAATCCCGTAGATAATTGAGAAGCACTGAAACATTTGTGCCCCCGCTGCATCAGTGATCATCGTTGGAATAGCTTTACAAATGTTGAGCATATCAGAATCAATTGTGGGTAATAACTTATTGCGTTGACGCTTGCCGTACACAAAAGGAATAACTCCAATAGGGTTTAAGCCTTGGTTCTCGATTAGGTATTTACTAGCTTCCTGATTATCTAAATAGAAAGCATCAAACTCTGTGTCTGTATAAACGAATAACAGCATTGAGTCAGGGCTATCGCTTTTCATTCCCATGAACTTGATAAAGATTGTTTCCTCATCTGGACTAATATCTGAGTCAGACATAACTAGAAAAGAATCAAAAGGCATTTCTCTGAGTTTAGGTTTACCCTGCTTATTAACGTAAGGCTCCCATGCGTAACCCTTAAACAAGTTGGCATAAATATCTGCCTGTTGTGCTGATGTGTTAATATTTAAAGCTGTTGAATAGAATTCCACAAACTCTTGCCCCTGTACGTCTTCAGAGCTTCGTTCAGGCGGCTTTGAGTAGGTAGTACTTACCTTATCAATGTATCTTTGAAGGATGTTAATAGGCAGGATTCTGTGCTTAATCGCTTGGTAGTAAGTATCACTCAGTGAATCTCTTAAGATCATATCAACGTAAGGCAACAAGTTACCCTGGTAAATATCTAGCGCCTGTGCGTTATTAGATAAGAAAGCCTTATTAGCTTTGATGTAGTCGATAATCTGTTTTCGTTTATCTTTTAGCATCTTGAATCCTATAGTTGTATTGTGGTACTGCCAGTAGTGTTTAATTTATGTGTGTCATAGTCAATCATATAACCTATAGCAGTCGTTACGTGCTGTTGAGGCAATGAGTCATCTTCAATTAGGTCTGCACCCTTTTTAAACTGAGTCATCCTAAAACCCTCGTCTAGCCATTTATCGTAAAGAAACATTCTTACTTGCTTATTATCATTTTGGAAGTACGCATTGACAAGGTTATGTCTTCGCCTGATCGGAGGGTTAGCTCTTGGCACTCTCATTATAAATGAAAGTGGTCGCCCTTGTGGTGTTCTGAAGTTTGCTAAAAACTTTTGGATGATCTCATAATCTGAAGCAATTGATCTTGTATCTCTATTCTTACCAGATGCGTCACCATAAACGACTATAGTTCGGGCTTGGTCTAATAATCCACTTGATGCTATCTCGTCCATTATGTCTGAAGTCCTAGCACCCTCAACGTGGAACGCTTTGAACACATGATAAACACCATTGATCCTAACTGCAGCAGCAGCACTCATTGGCTTATTCTGCCCTATGTTAAAATCATGACATATTAATAGCTCATTGATTGGTTGATCGAACTTATCTCTAAAGTTTCTTTCTTTGTCGTAATTGTAATAAACCTGGTCTTTTGAAAGCTCTACCCACTCGCCATAAATGTAGCGAAGAATAGATTTGGGGTCCAGGTCTTGCTTAAGCTGACTTATATAAACTGGATCCAGAAAATGATTGTCTGTTGTTACTGATTTAAAGACGTGTCTGGTAGGTATCTTTTCATCAAAGAAGTAGCGATAAACCCAGTGAGAAGGCGCATCTGGATTAGTCGCAGCAATTAAGACATTCTCTTTAACATGAGGTAAGCGTCTGAGTCTTGCCTTAAGAGTCATAAAAGCTTCTTTATCCTCTTCGTTATTCTCTGTTAATTCCTCAAACACCAGGAAAGAAATCTTTCTTGATCTGCCTTTTTTATAACGCTTATCACTCCAAGATATTGAGCCGATCTCTGAGCCATTGCTGAATTTGATTGTTGCATTGCTGTTAATGATCCAATAGTCCTTGCCTTCAACTAATCCCTCACAGTCTAAGTGATCAACCACCTCTTTAAAGATTGTTGCCTTTAAGTCTGGCATGGCTTTACGCGCTAACATTCCATAGGCTTTAGGATTGAATAAACAATGAGTAACGATTAAATGTGCCATTAAGATTGATTTTGCAGAGTTATGATGGACGTAACCACCGCATACATAGTTATTCGTGTTTGGTACTTGAATGTCCCAGTACCAATCCTCCCCTACGTACTCAAACGATATTATCTTGCTTAGGTGTGGCTCTTTTGGTAACACTTGTTTAAAAAGGAGTTTTCTATATGCCACACAAATATAATAGAGATTTAATAGTTCAATTATCGGATGGTCGTCCTGCTCGAGAAATAGCAGAGATTGTAAAGTGTCCGAGATCGTATGTTCAGAAAATCTGGAATAAAAACCGACAACTCCCTCGACCAAAACAGGGTGGGCCAAGAGGTGAGGATAATGGTTCTTACAAGTTTGGTAGACTGATTCAAAGATGTGGGAGAGTTCTTTCTCCTGCTCCTGAAAATCATCCGTATGCCCGATGTTATTCTTATAAGAAAATTGGCCGTGTGCTTGAGCATCGTTTAGAAATGGAAAAAAGCTTAGGACGTTTTTTAAACAAGAATGAAGTTGTTGATCACATTGACGAATGTGTCCTTCATAATGATTTATCAAACTTGAGAGTGTTCCAAAGCAACCGAGAGCATCTCCGAGAGACCATTTCGGGAAGAAGGAAGGACTTGTCTCAGGATGGAAGAAAGAGAGTCCAAGAAACTCATCTTGATCGGTTATTGAGTCAATCCGTAAATAACTACCAGTTGATGTGGCGATGCGGTGATTACCGCTTGCTACAAATTCTCCATGCTCACCTTTTACTCGATAAAGACTCCCCTTGGCTTTTGGGAACGCATCGCTACCTTGTTGATAGACAAATTTGTTTTGAGAATGATCAAAGCTTAAAAGATAGTGTGATTTCTTTATGTCGCAAATGGGAACTAAGCCAAAAGCTGTCTCGATTAGAGAGTCTGCTTTAAGACATCCGTAAGAACCGCTAAGAAGTATCTCTACGTTACCTTTTGAATAGTCCCAATCTCTTCTGATTAGATTAACCACTTTTTCTTGGTATGGTACGGCCGATGGTTTGAATGTTGTTAAGCTGGTTCCACTACTTTCCACTTATTGCATAAGCTAGTCGTAAGCCTTCCTTCGCTTCGTCTGTTGTGTCATGTACAACAACTTCTTTTGGCTTACCAATTAGCGAATCGCGAAGATAAACAGCCGCCTGAACATTCCCTTTAATTGCTTGATTGCACATAGCAAGTATTATCTCTTCATAATTCTCTCGATAAATCTGAGTACCTATATCTGCCATTTGTTGCTTTGCTTGCAATT